GCAGACGAGAAAACATCGGTGGCGGAGCGCGAGGCTCCGCCCACCGCGTTGTTCTGGGCGAAGCGGACGTTCGGGTACGGCGAGCGTGGCACGACGGAGCGCATTTTGGACCGGGGCCAGGTCTTCAAGTTGGAGGGCCTGGCCAACGACAAGCTGCTATTCGACCTTGGATACATTGCAGTGGTGGATCCGGGGGTGAAGCCGTTTGCATGTCGCGTGTGTGGGGCGGAGTTTCTTGACACGGGCATGCGCGACGGGCACGGGAAGTTCCGGCACGAAGAGCGGACGTTTGTGCCGCCATCTCCTCCAGCGCGGCAGGATGGGGAAACGAAGGATGCCTACCAGAACCGCCTCGACGAGTGGGCGACGATGGCGGGGAAGCTGTCCGATGCGGCGATGGAGCGGCGTGACAAGTTGGAGGACGAGGTTGCACCTCTTGACTTGACGAAAACGGCGGCGAGTCGGGCCTAAGCTCCCCGGCTTCGCCTGTCCCTCGAACGGAAGTGTGTTCATGTGCCCGGCCTCGATAGGCCGGGCCTTATATAAGGAGCAGGGCAATGGCCAACAGGATCACGTACGGTGAGGCGCTGGTCGGACGGCTTGGCGGTTTAGACAAGATTACCGCCAGAACCGACCAGCACCTCACGATCGATACGGCGACGGACTCGAAGAACGTCCGCATCAACTCGCGAAACTTTCCAGCAACGACCGGCGACGCCATTGCGGTGCAGATCAAACCCGCCGTGTCGGTAACAAAGACAGCTGACGGGCTGAAAGGGCTTGAAGTGAGCCCACGCGTGAACAGTGGCATCGCGATGGCAGGTGCATCAGGGACGGTCATCGGCATTCACGCCGATGTCTACCTCAAAGGCACGGCGGCCGGTGCCATCGGCGGCGACGTGCGCGCGTTGAACCTGGAGCTGGTGACGGACGATGCCGGCGTTCGTGCCATCACCGGTGAGGCCAACGCCATCCGCGTGCGTGCAGCGTTCTCAGCGTCCATCACCGGGAAGATGATCCCGATTCGCATCGAGAAGGCCGAAACGCAGACGGGGAGCCTGCAGTGGGACGCGGTGCTGGACTTGCCGAGCACGAACGGCAACATCTGGACCGACGCCGGAGTGACCTCAGCGACGACTGCCGGTGCGATCGCGGTGCGCGTAAACGGCAACCGCCGTTACATCAACTTGTTCTCGGCGACGCCTGCGTAGGAGGAGACGGTGAGAAAGATCGATCTGACGAANTACCAGACACCNTGGCGGACGGACGTGCCTGAGCAGGAGCGTTCGTTCGCCGTCAAAGAGTCGTTGGCGGCCGTGCTGTTCAACAATCCTGGAATGAATCCCAGGCAGCTGCTGAAGGTCAACAGGATCGCAGAGAAGATCGAGGCAGCTACGGGCTACGTGCTCTTGGAGAACGAGGAGTACGACCGCTTGATGGAGGGGCTGGAGGGCACGAGCCCCACTCAACTGACGCGGGATACGGTAGAGCTGGTGCGTCGCGTGCTGGAAGCTCCGGTCATTGACGTGGTGCCAAAGGAGGCGCACAAAGCGTGACTAACGCCCTGGCAGAACGGTGCGTCGACGACGAGCTGGAGGTCGTGCAGCGGTTATGCATGGACAACCGCTGGGCAGAGGCGGAGGCAGCGATCAGGAGTCTGACCTCTGTCCCGTCCGCCTCTGCCGCCGCGCACCATCTGCTCGGGCGCATCCTCGTGCACCTCGGGCGGGCGAATGAGACGGAGGCGCACATGCGTCGGGCGCTTCAGATTGCACCGAACTACCAAGAGGTGCACGACGATCTCATCATTTTCCTCGACGATCAGGTCGAGGCGACGCACGAGACGCGGACGGTCATACGGCGCCAATGGTGGGAGACGTTCGGTGCACATCACCTTCGCCAACAGACGTACCCCAACGGCCGCGATCCGGAGCGTCCGTTGCGCGTTGGGTATGTAAGTGGGGACTTCCGGTTCCACTCGGCGATGGTGGCCATACGGCACGTGCTGTTCAAGACGACGGACCATCATACGTCATATTTCTATTCGTCGCACCCGCCTGCGGTGGACGACGCGTTCACGCAATCCTACCGCCAGGAGCACGTGGACCGTTGGCGGGAGGCGTGGGGCTTGACGGATGACGAGTTGGATGCGCAGATCCGGAAGGATGAGATTGACATCCTCGTGGATTTGTCTAGCTATACGCCGTTCAACCGGTTACAGGCGTTTGCTAGGAAGCCGGCACCAATCACCGTGAGCGCATGGGGCTATCCGCTGGGGTTGGGATGGCCGCGCGGCGTGATGGATTATCTGTTTGCGGACAGGGTGACGATACGACCAGAGGAGCATGGCCTGTATAGCGAGAGGATTGCGGAGCTGCCCTGCTTCTTACCGTTCACGACGATCCTGAACGAGGCAGACGTCCCACCGCTCCCGGCAACGCCGGTGTTCGCTATCTTCCAGCGACCGGGAAAGATTCACCATGGCGCGCTACTAGCGTGGAACCACATTATGCAGGCGGTCCCCGAGGCTATGCTCGTCTTCAAGGGCGAGCGATACACGGAGGACATGCGCCGGTGGATCACGGGGTATTTCGACCCTGACGCGGTGCGGCGCATCGCGTTTTCGCCCGTCACCTCATGCGCTGCACATATCCGGGCGTATGGTGGGGTGAGTCTTTCGCTCGATACATGGCCGCAGACCGGGGGAGTGTCGACGGGCGAGAGCCTCTGGATGGGGGTGCCTGTGCTTACTCTATACGGGGAGCGGATCACGCAGCGCGTGAGCGCGAGCATCCTGTCGTCGGTTGGGTTGCCTCAGTTCATAACTCTTTCGGTGGGCGAATACGTGCACGAGGCCGTGACGTGGGCCACGGCGCGTTACGGGGAACTTGGAAAGATACGCGAAGGGTTACGATCGCGCTTGCTTGCCTCTCCCGTGTGTGCGGGATACGAGGTGGCCGTCGCATCAACATACCGCCAGATGTGGCGGCAGTATTGTCAGGAACAGGAGCAATCATGAGAGGACCCGGAGGGCTCATCACACTTTTACCGGCGACGACCATCGCGGCGGCGGTGACGGCAGAGACCGGCATCGCGTGCCCGGTTGAAGGACTGCGCGATCTGCTCGTGGAGGCGATTTTCCTTTATGGGAGCAGTGGCACGACGCTCAAGGTTTGGGTGCAGACGCGGGTGAAGGGCGGCACGTGGCGCGACATCATGAACTTTGCGTTCACGACGTCGGCTGCGACGAAGTGGAGCAAGACGAGCATCTCCATTGCGTTAGCCGCTGCACGTGCGGCCTCAGATGCTGCATTAACTGACGATACGATCCTCGATGGGATGTTGGGAGACGAGGTCCGTGTGAAGTACACCTCAACAGGGACTTACGCTGGGGCGACGTCCATCCAGGTGTTGGCGAGCGCGAAGTACTGAGCATGTCAAGCATTAGCGCCACGGTGAACGGACACTCGGTGCAGCTGACGGCATTGCCTGCATGGTCGCAGACTAACGCGTATCTGCTATGGCAGGTGTATCAGCAGGTGCTGGCGGTGAATGCGAGGTTCCCGTTGAACGGCATCTCTATCGTTCGCGTGCCGTCTTCCGTGCCATCACATTTTCACATGACGATTGATGGAGCGGCAAACGGGGACTGGGTTATGCACGCCGTGTTCAACGATCCTGTCAATCCGCTCTTCGGCGTGGAAGAATCTCATCACACGGCCTGGACATGGGGCCAGGTAGAAATGACACGCGAGTTGCGTAGCGCGATGATGCAACTGTTGATTGCGAATCCGGATCTCATCGATTCGTTCATCATTACCCTTACACCGTGAGGATCTGATGGCCTTTACCTACGACGTATCGACCAACCGGGGCAAGGTGCGGTTTCTGTTGCAGGATACGACGAACACCACCGCGCGCCCGGCCTTGATGCAGGACGACGAGGTGGACTTCGCCCTCGGCGTCGAGATGAACATCTACATGGCGGCTGCGCTGTGTGCCGATGCACTGTCGACCCGGTTCCGTGGCGCGTCGAGCAAGTCGGTCGGCGGGTTATCTATCTCCTATGATCCAAAGCTGTGGGAGGGCATTGCCGCTCGCTTGCGTGCACGCGGGGCGGGGCATATGCAGATGACGGCTGGCGGCATTCTCGTCGCCGACCGAGATGCAATCTGGGAGGATACGGATCTGTTGCGCCCTTCGTTCTTCTCCAAGTTGCAGCAGGATACCGCCCCCACTGTCCCCTCGTCTAGCTCTGAGGAGTTTCTGCCATGATCTCGACTGGGGTGGTGGTCACGCTGGTATTGTTCATGGCCGGGTTGATTTATCAGGCAGGGCGCTTGTCGCAGCGCGTGGAATATCTGGAACGGTGGCGTGAGGAGTTTCGGGCCGAGTATCGTCAGAGCATGGCCACGGTCACGTCGCACTTAGAGCGCATGGAAAGCATGATCCAAGGGATAAGGGGATAGCTGTGGAGCCTGAATTTTTTGAGTTCATGCCAGACACGATCACGATCGCGCCCTCCGACGGCACGTTTACGGACCGTGGGCAGCCGAACTTCGGTGCGGCGGTGAGCTATGCCTGCCGCATCGAGCCGGTGAAGGGGGAGCAGATCGTCCGTAGTGCCAGCGGGGAAGAACGGAAAGCGGCGTGGCGCATCTACGTAGGCACGACGTCGGCCTTGGATCCGACAGGGCAGTTGACGTTGCCAGCGGGGTTTGACCCACAGACGCCACCTTTCTTTTCCGTTGGCCGGCAGGCAGACGAAACGGCGAGTCATCACGTGGAGATTTATGTCTGAGAACGCCGTGTCCCTAGAGCTGAAGAACTTCAACAAGCTCCACGCCACGATTGAGCGGAAGTTCGGGGCGCTGACAAAGGACAAGAGCGCGCGGGCACTGCGGACCATCGCCGAGGTCGAGATGACCGAGGCCAAGAAGCGCACGCCGGTCGATACAGGCGTGTTGCGCTCCAGCGGCCTTGTCATAGGGCCGGAGCAGGTCGGAGGCGTGTGGCAGGTACGTATGGTGTTTGGCGGGCCAGCGGCGCCGTATGCGGCGGCAGTGCACGAAAATCTCGAGGCGTTCCATAAGGTGGGACAGGCAAAGTATCTGGAGTCGGTAATGCTTGAACTGCGGCCATATTTCGCAGCGCGGCTTGCGGCCGCGATGAGATCCTAATGCCAGCAGATTCTGAACTTTGCGAATACCTCGAAGACGAGGGTGTTGGGACTGTCGGCACGGACCTATTCGCCGGTGAACTGCCGGCGGGGAAGGTCAACGGTATGGTGCTGACGCAGTATCCCGGCGCCCCGCCCGAATTGACGTGTGGGTCGGCGGGGTTAACGCTAGAGGTATCGCGCCTTCAGTTCCGCGCACGGAACACGGACGAGGCAACGGCGTTGACGAAGGCGAAGCTCGCGGCCGTGGCGTTCAGCAAGGTGGCGAACCAGACCATCGAGACGGTCCGATACCGCAGCGTGACCGTGTTGCAGTCGCCGGGGCTCCTCTTCCGCGATGAGAACAACCGCCCGAACTACGGATTCAACCTCGAAGCTGAGAAGGTTGTGTCGTGATCGTCATCATTGTAACGCTCGTTATTGCGTGGATAGTGGCCGTAAGCCTCATACACCGATTTGATAACTGGATGTTTTTACAACACGTTCAGTGGCTGCGCGATTACAACGGGTGTTTCATCCCGTCAGAAGACAGTAAACAGTGCCGATTCTGCGGATGGGACGCACCTGAGAGCTGGTTTTTGCCCAAACCGCACGATCAGGTATGCGCCATTTGCCGAGGGGTGCAAGGTGTCGTCTGCACGACCTGTGGCCGGTCTATCTTTGTGACAGATGTGGACACGCAGGGCGTGTGCAGCTCGTGTCGCCGCGTAGCCAAGAGGAAGAGGAAAGCAGCATGATAGGCCCCTCGCTCTCCGCCATCATCGCCACCATCGGGCGTCCCACGTTGGAGCAGACGTTGGACTCGATTCTCGCACAAGCGTTGTTGCCTGGCGACGAGATCATCATCGTGCGGGACAGTTTGGGCGACCCGGATGATACACAGCGTGTCGCGGTGCGGGTGTTCCCTTACATCGAACAGAGCAACGGCATCATTCAATACCGTGAGCATGCCGGCACAGATCACTTCTACGGCGTGGCACAGCACAACGCGGTCTGGCGCGAGCTGACGGCCGACTACATCTTGTCGTTCGGCGACGATGACATTCTCTGTGACGGGGCCTGGGCGAGGCTGCGCGACGCTATTGGTGAAGAACGTGCTCGCGTGGTGCTGTTTCAGTGGATGGCACCGTGGCGCGAGGTGCTGTGGGATAAACGCGAGTTGATACGCAGCCGTGTCAGCGGCTCGTGCATGGCCGCTCCCCGACCATCCGCTCGCGACATTCCGGCGGAACGGTACATTGAGGCAGATTTCGATTGGATGGTGCAGACGGTCGAGGCCACGCGACAAGGACCTCTGTGGGTAGAGGACGTGATCGTCATCGCGCGGCCCGAGCTGCGAGAGGGACGGGTGGCATCTCTTGGCCCCACTCGGTGCACGCAATGTCAACGAA